GTCCAGCGGTGGTAGAACCAACGTTGGGTTCATAATGGATAGTAAGTTCCTCGAACTTATACTTATCCCACAAACCTGAATATTGAGACAGCCTCGAACCCGGAATGAGAGTAAGAGGATTTATCAAGAAGTTGTTCAACACAGTGGACTGCGTGGTTGCAGTTCCAGGTGTTACAACGGAAGAGAGAAAATCACACCCAGATACGACCTGACTAGTGGCCGAAAATGGCTTGACTGTGTAACTTCTACCCATACTAACAGCTCCCAACTCATTACGAGACGAGATACCTGATGATACGCGCTTTTGGGCTTTTTGTTTCTTGCGCTTTTGTCTTTGAGCAGGTGGCAGCGATTTGGCCTGTACAACAACAGGTCGACTTCCTGATTGCTTTTTACTGCCAGCCTTGTTCTTTTTGCCTCTTGGCATTGGATTAGATGAGATTTATTATGTCTTTTAAGAGCGTTTCCTGCTCTTCGGATTTTAAACCTCCTGCTCCACCCGCCCCTTCAAATCCTAACCAGAGTCGTTCTAGAGTGTCATCCGATGGCCATGAAAGGAGAAAGGCTACTGTCTCGTCTCGAACGTCTGTCGGTTCATCAATTGATAAACCCTCGCAGTAACATTCACGAGCAATTTGTTTCACCATATCATAACCAGGATGAAAGAATGTTAGCATTCTTAGACCAGTCAGGCGTGCGTACCTGAGGGCCTTACTAACAGTCCCCCCAGGCATTAAAGCTGAACAAAGCGCTTTATTAAGGTCGAACACAGGCACGATGCGCGCTCGCTTTTCATCGTAATAAGCTGTGAAACCTAGAAAAGTGTGACCAATGGGTGTATTGCTTACCAAATCCTTATCCTTATTTAGGATGCTGCCCATACCTTCGTACACCACACGTCGGTTTTCGAAATCAGCAATTTTATCAGAATTGGTACCGAATATGTGGTCATCTCCAAGGAGATACCATGTATCACGGCGAAGATCTTGTTGTTTATCATTTATAACATAGATCAAGGCAATATTAAAGTGATGCCAAATGCAATTCATAACCCCAGTATCGAACTGACCTGATGGGTTACCTCGGTGTTTAACTAAAACCTGTCCCGAGGGCATAACAATTATCGTGTGAATGAGCTCACGTAGAATCCAATACATACGGAACTCAAACTCTTGTTGGGTGCAATACTCGTTCTCTTTAAAGAGTAATTTATACAGAGGTAGGATCACATTGTCCGCAATCCATTCCCACATCGAACAATCCCACTTACTAACATCTCCTTCTCCAATGAACTTATAGCCATACAAAGATCGCATTAAGTTCGTGAAT